CTAAAGATGCCTTGTCGTATATCATTCTAATGTGTATTCTAAATCAGTAGCCATTTCTGTAAAGCTAACCCAACTTGTTAAATTTTCCAACTCTGCATCCGTTAATGCTTCTTTAAATACTGCAAGTTCTTTTATTTTTCCGTAGAAATCATTACTACCACCACCATTATCGAAAGCTAACTGCTGTAATCCCACAGGTGCAGCAGCACTTGTGTCTGTGGCTACTTGCTCTCCATTAACGTATAGAGCGTAGTCATTAAGTTTATACTTTACTGCTACTTTATTAAATTGTTTACTATCTGTAACTGTGCCTGTCATATTTGCAGCAGTAGAGCCACCACTTGAAGAAAAAGACCTTATCTGATTATCTGTACTTGTAAAATCTATTGATACTCGGTCAGAAGTTGAGCTGTCGCTAATCGTTAATTGCCTAAAAGTGCCATCATTAGCAAGTGCCGAAATCTCTGCATATAGCACACCCTCACTATCATTAAACAAGTCAGCATTACCGCTATTGTTTGCTACGTCAGCAGAGCGAGTTACTGCGCTACCGTTTGTTGGTATGTAGGAAGTTGGATAGCTTCCTGCTTCGAGTTGTGCGCCCCATATCAAAATCCCATCTGTGCCATTACCTGCAAAAGTTGTAGCTCCATTACTACCTACAACTCGTATTTGCGCTCTTTCGCTTGTAGCACCTGACTGCGTTGTAAATGTAACTGAACACTTATACCAACCATTACCATAGTTTTCCATAGAAGATGTTATGTTGGTTTCTATATTACCCACACTTCCTGTTGACAAATCAAACCAAGCACCTCTATTAGTTGACCCATCGTATTGTTGTATATATATCCAATTATACCCATCAGATTTAGCAAAAAAACTTCTTGTATATGCCGTGCTACCTGATGCTGTTGTAGTTGCGAATATATCTTGAGATGTGCTACTTGTACTCGGTGTCATTTTAGTGGCGTTGTTTTCGCCATCAGGGGATGTACCTTGATTATATGTAAGTGTGGGACCTGATTTTATCCAACTACTATCACTAAAGTCCTCACTATAAGTTACCTTATTCTGCCTACTCGGCTCTAATAATAAACTACCAAACCCTGATGTGTAATCTATTCTTGGTAATCCACTTGCAATACTTTCTATAAGTCCTTTCTCGTTTACTCTTGTAGCACTTGAACCTCTACTAAAGTCAAAGTCGGCTTCTTGTATTTCTTTTACACTTACAGTTTTTATTGTTATATCTACATTTGAAGTGTTTCTGTAAAAAGTTATTCTACCGTCACCTGTTGGCTCTATAACATCAGTGAAAACACCATTATCAGTATAAAATAAATTTATATTATTACCTTGTATTTTTAATTCACCCGAATTTCTATTTACTATTTCAACAGTTAATGAGTATTTTCTTCCGCCTTGTAAAATTATGTCTATTGTTTCAAAAAACATAATAGGCGTTGTAGTATCAGATTGAAATCTTGCACCATCAGAAGTGTGAGTAACAGTATGAGTAGCATCTGAATTTGTTATTTGCCACCCATTTAAATCAGTATCGAAATTCCCATTAGTAACGAGTTCAGGGCCAAAACCATAAGGCGGTATAACAGTATTTAAGCTACCATCTGAATATGCAGTAGGTGTTAAGACTATACTTGCTTTGTTACTTAAGTCTCTTAATATCTTATCTGTGCCATCAGAGTTCTCGTAATAGTCAGAGTGATTGTACAGCTTGTTTGTTGCTGCTGCATCATAGTACACATCGCCAAACCCCTCTGCGTTAGCGTTTCCCCAATTGCTTCTGTGATATATTTCGTTTGGCATCTTGCTCTTTATTTAAGTAACATTTTAGTTTTATTTCGTTATGTTTCTTTGGTTTGTATTTGCTTACAGCATCCATCCGTTAAATAAGGCGTTTGTATCTGGGTTAATATCTTCGTTATTACTAGAGTAGTATTCTGGAAACTTACTTGGAGCATTAAAACTCAAATAGTCAATAAGTCTCTGAGTATAATACTCGGCATAATCCCTCTCTTTTGCTATAAGAGAATCCACCTCTTCTTTGCCAGCTATCGAACTGTTTTCAGAACTGTGCTTAAATACGCCTCCATTGGCAATCGTATATGCAGCAAATGGAAGATACTCAACCATAGCATAATGTATTAATGCTGGTTGAATGTAGTCGTTTACAAGGTCTAAATAATCTCCAGACAATGAACTTGATACTATGTCAGCACTAATCTTATCATACAAATCAGTTCCTAGATAGTTCTGAATGTGTATCTCTTGAGCAATCTTAATAAACTGAATAAACTTATCGGTGTCAATCGAACCGCTTAATGCAGTATTTTTTATCAAATCTCTTCTTCTTATAAATATTGCTGTTGCCATTATTCTACATTTTCGATTTGTTCCTCAACTTTTTCTTTAACCTCTTCCTCTATGTCTTTTTTAACTCCAGTTTCTTTTTCTATCTCAGCCTCGCTGATGGCATTAGTCAAATCAGTAAATTCAAGAGGTTGTAGCGTCTTAAAATATATATCCAAGTCCAACCCATTGTATTCCAATATCTTCTCTAATTCATCAAGTATGGTAACTTGCATTGGTCTGATAACTGTGTTATCCATAAGTACAGACGCCGTCTGAAGTTCCTCAGCATTGTTTCCTAGACCAGAAGTGTCTTTAATGCCAACAAGCATAGGAGATACAATTCGGTGTGATACCATTACTTTGCGCATACTTTCATCAGATAAGAACTGATACTGTTGATGAGCGTCTGAAAGCTGAACTGGCTCTATGCTAGCAGCCAATTCCTTGCTATCGTTAAATGCCAATATAAACCTACCAGCATTGGAACTACCGCTAAATTTATCTAAAATACTTCTTTCAATAGCATCCCTTTGTTCTGGGTCTGGAGTACCATTGTTAAAGTTAATAAGCATACTTGGAGATAGTCCGTTCTGTATGTTGTTTATATGATAGTTTGCAATCTCTTCTTCCAATTCAGCATACTGCAATCCTCCCTGATAGTCAACAGGAGAGTAATATTTGTATCCAGCACGATATGGCTTTATGTATAAAATCTCAATAGATTGATTAGAGAACCCGAAAGCTGGTATTCTGCTTAACTTATCTCCACTTGTGGCTTCTGCCCAATTAGAATGGTAGTAATATGCCTCTATTTCGCCTTTAGAGTTGCATTTCTCGGCTCTTAGCGTCTCTACTGGTATATGCTCTACCTGAGCAATTTTAGTGCGGTCTTTGGTGTATATTACTTGCAAAGAGGCTTGACCCATCATTTTAAAGTCGTGGCATATCCTTTTGACTACATCTTTCTTTAATAGAGAACTCATTTCTTCGTAATCAGACTCTTTCTCTTTACTATCAGTAGCGTCCAAACCTCTTCCGTATATCATTTCGGAGATGCCGTTGATTGCAGCATTGTTTGTTGGACTTCCATTATACCTATCTATTAGATATGTGAAATAATCATTATCATCGCCATAGGCAATAAAATCATCTTTGTAATATTCCTTTATTTCTGGCTTAGTATATGATTTAAGCTGTAGAAATGTAGGTACGTTTATACTCTTTTCTTTTTTATCCATTATTGGTCTTTTCTTGGCATAATGCCTTACTTTTCTTGCCATGTTATCCTCCTTGTCCTAATACTAATGTTGTGTTAGCTTGTCCATCACTTAAACTATCTGCTCCAGTTGTCGCATCCCCTAAATCGCTCCACTCAACATAAACATCAGCACCCATAGGTTCTGTTGGAGATATGATTAAAGCTCCATCAACTCCGTTTAAGTTGTATGATGCACATATTACACCTCCGTATCCAGCAACTCCATAATTGGCATCGCCATCCACTCCAGCTTCAAACCTAAATGGTCTGACTCTAAACTTGTAATATAATTCATAAACTCCGTTACAATTTGTTTCAGATAAAAAGCAATTTTCCGCAATAACCTTGTCTTGTATTTGAATGGCATTTTCATAAACTCTTGTTTGGTACAAGAACGCCTTAGTTGGGAACTGTTCGCTCTCTGTAGATGTCCAATACAATCTATTGGTCTGAACGGGACCAGTTGGAGCTGATTCTATTGTAGGTGTGTATATTTGGTCGAACCCATAATCACTCAATGCGTCATTTACAATATTCAAGTTTGGAACTACCGCATCGGCTTCATCGTAAGAAAGTAGATACCAGTCGCTATATTCAGTTTCAACATCTTCCGAATCGGTTATGGCTATAGAGTACAGGTCGCATATTTTAAATGCCGACGTTAATGCAGCCATTTGAGCCTCATCGTAAAGAATCCTAACAGAACCTCCATCACCACCTCCAGCAGCCGACCTTTCTCCAACTAATACAAATTCATTGTCAAACGTAGATTCAATTATATAATCATCTTTAGATACATCATATTTCTCTAGTTCTACTTGGTCTGTAACATAAACCATTCCCCTATATATCTCTTCAACACTATCTTTAACCACAATACTGTAATATGCGTTATTTATAAGTCCGTCAAACGCATAGGATATAGTTGTAATCCTTGTGTCTGGATTATAGTTATGATTAACAATATGGATGTCTGTTCTTCTCTCAGACTTACTGGTTATTTCCAATGTACAAGAGCCACTTAACACTGGTTTCCTTGAGTAAAACAGTATGTCTTGAGAACTCTGTGTATTTTGTAATATGTGCATACTAAAGTAATAACAATAACTTTATTTGTTTCAAAGATACAAAAAAAGGGGCAATAAATGCCCCCTTTAAATTCATACCCCTATTAAATTTATGATGGGTCTCTTTGAGTTCCCTCAGTAGCAGTAGCACTTGTCATACCTGCGAATGGGTCAGCATCAGTAGCACCATCAACAAAAGATGGCATACGGATTTCATTTGCAGTTAATGTAAGTGTATATCCATTTAGGTCTCCCATAGCAGTACCAGTTACAGCAGTACCGCCAGTTACATCAGCACCATTTTCAGCACCAACTAACAAGAACTTGTCATCAAAAGTTTGAACAATAACGTGTGGTCTGCCATACGCCATAAGTTTCAACTCCTTATTGTCCTCTTTAGTTAGTTTAAATAGTGTAATATTCACAACCTGCTCAAAGAATGTTGTTCCATTCTCCATAGAGGATGTAATATTAGTTTCTAAGGAAGAGTTACCTTTAACGTCATAAGTGTAATAGTTAAAAGTTCCACTCATATCTGTAATCTCATCACTAGAACCAATAGTTAAAGTTCCTAAGTCTCCGAAATCTACAAAATGGACTTTCTTTATACCACCTACGGCATCTTTACAAGGTCTTAATCTCCCTCCAGTTAAATCACAAGCCATTATATATATATTTTTTTTAGTAAAAGGGGCAGGATTAACTACCCCTTTCGATTAAACAATTATTATGCTAAAGTAAGGAGGGCAAGGTCAGAACCAATACCGTACTGTACACCAGCAGTAAAGCGCATTACAACTCTTACGTTTTGTGAGCCGTCAATGTCTTGCATATCAATAACTTTTACTTCGTTATGGTCAGAAACTAGACCAGTTCCAAAGAATAAGTTAGAAGCCTCTCCAGCTACGATGTGGTCGCTTGGAAGTCCAGGAGTTAGCTGTAGCTTGATTCCCTCAAAGCTAAGAGCGTTACCCATGTTATACCATTGTTGACCTTTAGCATCTGTACCAGCAGCACCTTGTCCACCAGAAGCAAATCCACCTAATGCACGTACATAGGCTTGGTGAGCAACAGTAGGAACATAGATAGTCAAATCTTCTTTGCCGTAAACAGCAGACGGAAGAGCGTCAACCACGTTTCCAAGTAGAGATACAATGTTAGAAGAGCTAAAAGATGTTTCAGAGTCATTTGCAGCATCGTTTACATCTCCATCAGCAGCCATAAGAACTGTAAGACCATCAAACTCACCAGCGTTGGCATTTACACCACCCCAGATATTTTGTTCAGTCTTTTCAGCTACTTTAGCGATAACATGTCCTAGTAAGAAATCAGAAAATGCTGGAGGCAAGTTATCAAATGAAGAATATCCCATTTGTACAGCTTCCCAGTCAGAACGGAAATCTTTCTTACACAGCTCTAAGTTTACTTGGAACTCTTCTGGTTGAAGAATACGCTCTGTAAGAGTTAATGCGTCAGAAGTGCTTGTGAAATCACAAGTTCCGTCAGCAATAATGTTAGTAGAGGCAACCTTTTTGATTACTTCTTTAAATTTTACGTTTGGCTTAATAGTGATTGCCCCATCAGATAGAGTTTTACCACTTAAAAGAGCTGCTGAGATATATTTCCCTGCAAACTCACCAGCGTAAGTTGTTGTAATCGGAGTTACAACTGAGCTTAAATTTACTTTTTGATTACTCATTTTTTGTATATTATTTTAATTTAGAAAATACTCGGTCAAGTGTGTTAGCAGGGCGATTCTGACCGAATTTAATCACCTCTTTTTGTTCATTTTTTTGAGATGGTGCGTGAGCGATAGGCTCGGCTGCTGGTTCAGCAGACAACTTTTCAATCTGAGCAGACAATTCTTGTTTTTCAGATTCTACCTTATCGTACTCTACCATCATTTCTTCTTTGATAGATTTAATCATATCTTCGAGTTCTGCAATCTTAGAGTTAAAATCCTCTTCCTTTACATAACCCTCCATTAGTTCGACTTCCTCAGATTCCTCTTCGGCAGCCTCTTCAGAATCTTCTTCTAGTTCAACCTCTTCAGTTGAATCAGAATCTAAAGCAACTTCTACCTCTTCGGCAGAAACCTCTTCTGAAGAGTCCTCAGATAATGCAACTTCCTCTACTTTTTCAGTTTCGGCAACTTCTTCGCTTTGAACTTCGATGTTCTCAACTTCGGTTGATTCTACTTCTGTAATAGCAGAGAGTTTTTGCATTATATCGTTTAAAATATTTGTAGCTTTACTCTCCATTTTATGTTAATTAACTTTTAAGTTCTATAAAATAACAAAGTTATAAGACCCTGTTAGATTTTCAATATAACTATTCTGATGGCGGAGTTCCAGTTATATTACCTATACCTTGCGACCTAAGAGTGCCATCGCAACACTTTCTTGAGTATCTTCTGCCGTCTTTACAAAGACAACCTCTTCTGCTGTTTCTAGGCACTTGATTCCCTACTGTTTCGTTCTTACTCATTTTTTGCTTGATTTAGGATGTTTCTTTGGCAGCAAATCATAATCTGTAGTGTATTTAGCGTTTTGTGGTTTTCCGTTCTTTAAAAGGTATATATAAGCGTTTACTCTAGCTTGACCCCATTGTTCAGCAGACTTTACCTCTGGACTATGAGATGTTTGGTATGCTCCAACGCCACGTTGATATACTGATTTAAGCTGTCCAACAGTAGTGCCATAGCCTAACTTGGATTTATGCTTCTCGTTAAAATCGTCAGCTTTCTTTTGCAAAGACTTTAGCACTCTGTCGGGTACAGTAACTCCCCTTGACTTCCCAGCAGCACCCTTTGGATTGCGATTGCTTCCTCGTTTAGGATTAGGATTTGGAGTATCGGATTTTGGAGCTTTCTTGCTTCTTTTAATTCTGCCTTTGTCATCGTATTCAGCTAATTCAATTTCACCCAATTCTTTTAGTTTACCTCTACTCCAAGCAAGTCCAGCCTTTCCACCCCATAATAGGTATGAAATAGTACCGCAAGCCTTAGAATCGTTAGCATCATAGTATTCTCCTGCCCTAGACAAGTATGAATACATGCGTTTTATCGTGGACACACTTAGTTTTTCACCTCTACTGAGCTGCTGCGCTCTTATTTTCCCCACAGAGGTTGCGCAACGATTGTTCACCTTTTTGTTTAGCTCAATTCCTCGTCTAGCATTATTTCTAACGCTCTGAGGGTAATCTCCATAGGTCTTTAGATTAAGTTTACCAGTTTCAATACTATCTGCAATCTCCAGCAATACTTCGGCAGCATCATTGTCCATTTCCATCATAGACATAGCTACTTTGTCGGTAAAGTAACCCTCTATAGAGAAACCTTTTACCTTGCCTGTCTTAACGTAATCTTTCCAAACATCTTCATTATTTACTTTCATTGACACCATCCAAGTTCCTACTGGCATATTCAATCCATACTTCCTAGACTTGTCGTGAGTATTATCTTCTATAATCCAAGACTCAACAACTGACATTCCAGAAAGTTGCGCCTCATGTTCTAAAGTAGATTTATTCTGATTGCCTTTCATCAAGAACAATTCAGATGCTTTGCGTACAGTTTCCTCAGAGAAATATATATAATACTCATCTTCCCTGTCTCTTCTGTATATCTTTTTGTTAGGTATAAGAGCAGCACCCATAAGAATACGCTTCTCTTTATCTACATCAGCTAATTCAATTTTAATATCCTCTTTTAACGCAACAAAATTCTCTTCTATTGCAGGTTGTTCTACGATTGAAATAGCGTCAATTCCAGAGAACTCTCCCTCTTCGTCTATAAATAATTCTATTATCTTCATACTATTAAATTAACCGAATGATGCGGTGTTTGTTATATTTCTATCTAGTTCTTGCTGAGATGATATGTCTTTTCCAACGACAAATGCCTTAATTGGTTTTGCTTGTTGCCCAGCAACAGTTTCCGCTAATTGAGATGTCTGAGATGCTCCTACTATATTAAAGTCTGGTGCTTCTATTACTGTTCCTCCAGTACCTGCGGATGGGTCTTTTCCTGGAATTTTAACAGCCATTATATCCTTAACCTGCTTCATACCCATAGCGAGTACAGCAGCAGCTTGTGCTATATTCCATACCCCGTAAGGTTTAGCACCAAGCGCAGCAGTAAACGCTTCTTTGGTATTCATTATAGCCATTGCAACAGAAGCTGCTTTACCAACAGTAGAACCCTCTCCAGCAACAGCCACAACAGCTTTTCCAACCTGATTCGCTATACCTATTTTAGCGTCTCTTTCTTGTTCTGCTAAAGCAATTTTTGCCTCTGTATTTGCTTTTTCTGCATTAAGTATCTTTTGGTCTATTTCATAAGTGGTTTCACCATCAGCTATTCTTTGGTCTCTTATTGCTTTAAGATTTAACATTTCATTATTAAATCTATCGTTTTCTAATTGTTTCGCAACTTCAACCCTGTCTATTTCAGAATCAGTATAGCTTTTAAGAAACTGCTCTTGAAACTTTAGTCTCTCTGTATTAAATGTCTGTAATGCCTTACCAAAAGCAGACAAATCTTCAAGTTCTCTTCTTTCCTCAAGGTCAGATATTGTTGCATTGTATTCATTATCGAGTTGAATTAGATATTTGTATAAACTCTCTTTTGATTCTGCTATTGAATTATTATACCTTTCTTGTGCAAGTTTTTTTTGCTCAAGAGTAGCTTCGCTCTGTAAAAAGTCTCTTAATCTTCTTGACTGGTCTTGCTCAAATTCAGATTGTTTTAATACAGCTTTTTCCCCCATCGCATTTATTTTTATGGCGATTAGGTCTTTTTCGTGCCTTACTTCTAATTTTTCTATTCTTTGTTGCGATGAAAGTATTTCTTTTTCAAAGTCAAGGTCAGCCTCCTTGAATATTCGATTTCTTTTTGATGCCCCTCCCTCTATAGTATCAAGTTCTATTTTTGTGAACTTAACTAATGAGTTGATGTTTTCATTTCTTACCTTAATAGTGTCCTGTAATAAATCATATTGCTCTTTAAGATATTCGCCAGTAGCAACCAAAGAGTCTTTTCTTTTTTCAGCAATCATAGCATCTCTTTTCTCTTGGAAAGTGCCATCAATTTGCTCAACTCTTTGTGATGCAGCCTCGTAGATAGCGATAGCTTTCATAGCATCTTTTTCCGTAAGCTCTGTATCTGTTTGTTGGGATATGTATCTTATTTGAGATTCAAAGTCTATTCTTGCTTGTATTATTGCAGCAGATTCTTCCTCTATCTTGTTTTGAGCAGCTCTAGCCATAGCTGTTCTAATCAATGACTCTCTATAAATGTCATTCATTTCCGCTGCCTTTTCGGTGTTATTTGATACATCATCCAAAGACAATCCAGCTTGATTTAATTGATTTATATATTCTGGAAACTCTTTCTTTAATCCAGTAATAGCTTTTGACTGCTCTTCATTGGATTTAGAGGAATCCTGAAGTGTTCTTACATACGTCTCAAACTTTCCAGAAGTTGACTGAACTTCCTTGCCAGCTTCAGAAAAAACGTCTTTTAGATTTATAGCCATCTTTGAGTTCTTCATAAGCATAGCGTATAAATCATCTCCGTATGTTATAAGTAGCTGAATCCCTATTAAGAATGCAGCTTGAGCAGAGAATAAACCAGCGATAGCTTGTTTGAAAGAACCAGTAGCTTTGACATTAGCTTGTACCAAGTTCACTAACTGCGACAAGTTGTTTGCAATAGCAGTAAAACCATAACTCGCATCAGATGCAAGTCGGCTGGTTTCCATTATAATAGCATTGTTAAGACCAGAGGTTGCCCTCATATTGTCTGTAGCTTTTGCTGCTGCATTGGCTGCTGCTGCTTTTTGAGTAAGCGACTTGTCTAACTCCTTTGCCGAAAGGGAAAGTTGCTTATCGGCTACAATAGCATCTTGCTCTGCTTTGGTTAGCTTATCGAAGTTTTGCTTTGTAACCTTTAAGGCTTCATTTGTTTTTTTAGTCTCCCTATCGTTAATCTGTATTGATATGAGTATCTTTTGTTCAGCCATTTGTGTACGCTTTAGATTGTTTTGCTCTCTCTACTTGACTTTTTACATCTTCCCAATTTCGGCATCCCCTGTATAGTCCTTTGGCAACATCTATATTGTGAGAAACGCCATACCAATCTGAAACTGCCAATAAATCTATAATGTTTTTTATCATAATACGTTTAATAATTCTAATCTAGATTCTCCTGTTTTCAAGTTTACATCTATTGAATTTATAGTAAACACTTTGTCTCCAATCTGAAATCTGTCGTTCAGCTTATAATTAAGTAATATACTACTAGGTAAATGTGCTGTTAACTTAAATATTCTTTTCTTTGGGTTAAAGGCATCTTCTATGTATGTTTTGTAGAAAACCTTAAATAGTGAGTTTGTGTTTCCGCCATAATCAGTTAGATTCCACTCGTCTATTTCATTGTCAAAGTTAAGTGTATATGCTGGTGCTACACTTGACGTTCCGTTCTCGTTTGTGTTTGATGGCTTCCAGTAATTTAATAATTCATCGTGTGGGGCATTCCAGTTTATTCCCTCTCCAGCAGAAAGTCCAGTTATTCTAATGCCGTAAAATAGTGCTGGCTTCATAAGAATAGGTTCGTAGTTTGCTGTTGGTTGAGGCTCTGCCTCCGCATCTGGCTTGAAGTTATCTCCAGCCGAGTATCCCCATTGAATTGATGTCAAGCTATTGTCAGCCTCATCTAAAAGTCTCTCAAACTTAAAGTGTTCAAACGGAACATCCACCTTATAGGGTTTACCCCTATCTACATTATCAGGTTTGAATTGCTCATTACCAAACTCATCATTGAACGCTTCTTTGTGTTGCTTCATAAGCAGCGTTTTACCCTCCTTATACTCAAAATCTATTTCACTAAAAGGTATTGTAGCCTCAATGTCTGTTTCAGAGGACTCAACGTATTTAGTTATATCAAATATTGTAGGGTTATCATCATAGTAATCATCAAGAGATTGAACTACTATTTTACCGTAATCAGCATCAGCCCTATTATCTTCATAATACATGATTAGGTTAAACATCTTCAACAGTCCAGTCAAGAAGTCGATTACTTTTATTTCTGGAACTTGACTTGTTATTACTATCTGGGTTAATGAACCTAAAGCACCGCAAGTTAAATCCTCATAATCTGTGTTTAAGTTTCTGTCCAGACTTGTAATCTCTAATGTTGGGGTAAAATTAAAGTCATCAAAAACCTCCAATGTATATCTTATTGGCTTATTGTAAAAATCAAAACCGCTACCATCTATGTTCAATGTTGTTGTGCCAGTTTGATTAGAATTTGTGGAATAAAGGTTTCCATTCAAATATGTTCTTACTGTGTATGGAACATCCTCATATCCGCTTGCTGGGGTTATAGTGAGGTCAAAATCTACCGATTGAGCTTGAGAGTCTAGTATATAGGTAAGCTCGTCTCCGCTATCAGAAATTGCAACTAAATCATCTCCTTGCGTTTTAGTCCAAGTTTCAATTACTCTAAGCTGCCTACTTCCCTCTTGACCCCCTATTCTTCCCTTTTCTCTTGATAACCATAAATACAGATTGGATATTGGAGTTGTGTCAAAGAATCCTGTAAAAGTAAATCCATATCTAAATTCTATAGCTTCAATTATGTCGCTGACTTTTATAGCTGGCTTTAAGTCAGAATATTCAAGAGCTATATCAGCATTATGCGAGTTTTGATTGTGATATGATAAATCTCCAACTATGCTGTTTGCATCATGATTGGTGTCTGAGTTAAAGTATAATCTCTTTGTATGAGATATTAATGGGTATATAACACTTTCGCTACTAAGACCTGTTGTTAGTCCTGTTTTAACTTGGCTTGTGCTGTATGTGTGGTTAAATTGATTTAAGCTAGATAAATTAGACAACTCATCGTCTCCCATTAAATCCTTTATACTTACTGTATTCCCATAGAATGTTAAGCTATAAGCATAAGGCTTATTATCTTTCATCTTAACACTATTTAAGAATATCTTTCCTTGCCTAAAGGGTATATAGTTTATCTCAATAACACAATCTACTTTTTTTCTAGCATCAAATGCTCCATCTGATATAAAGTAATTGTAGAAGTGTTTAAATATCTTGTTATTCGTTTTAGACGCTGGTACTGTGAATGATTGAGAAAAGTCAGTAAACACTTTAGATATATCTCGTATATCTTGTATTTTAGATGTCAAAGATATTGTTTCGTCATCAAAAAGGTCAATCTGTTCAAGACCGCCTTTTATTGTGTAATTAGCCTCTTGGTCTCCTTGACCGTAAATGTTTTCAGATACATCTATCTCTTGTTCATCCACTATGTTAACTACTGTAGCTACAAAAACCTCTCCTAATTCGTTTATGTTCTGTATCGTATCGCCAACACGAACACCATCAGTAATAAACGTAGCATTTAGGTCTATCAGCTTAGTGGTTACCTGCTGAGTAAACATAGATTTACCCTGTACAATTATACCCCTAGAAACATTTAAGACAACCTTATTCATTATCGAATTGTATTTATTTTATCAAATGCCAAGTCAAACTGCATAGTGTACTGAACCAATTTGTCGTTGACTCTTTTCTTTAGCTGTAGTGAGTTGTTTGCCAACTTTAAAGGCACTACTTCTTCTTTGTCTGTGAGCTTAGTCATCCAAATCTGCTCAGAGAACATTAGCTGTCTTATATGTTCGTTACATGACTCATCAATGTAGTCGGTATTAAGCGTTACACTTTCATTTCCCACTAAATTCAATGTTCTCATTTGATGCGATGATGTATTGTAGCTGAAGTTATCAAAATCCATAACAGAAGCCTTGTAATCGTCAGTTTTTACGTTTATGGACTCATCACTCCTTTTTGTAAAGTAAATGTCTTGTAGCGCACCATACTTGTTTACAAAGGTTACTCTTACTGGTTCATATTTAGAGCAATCAAATGTTTTTACTTTTAGAACATGGGTCTTTGTTAGCGAGTCTTTTGTGTAGTTTACATATACCTCGTCTATTTCTCCTATCTCTATCTGAGAATCAAAATCTCTAAGGCATCTACTATCTTCAAATATACCACCATCTTCTAACACCCTCTCTTTATAGCTGTCGGCTGTTGAATTGCTGTCAGAAGCTATGTATTGAATTTTTTGGTCGGTATTATCGTTGTCTGATATTGTTTTAGAATAAACTGTTTCTCCGTTTAATCTAAAGACTACGCTGTTTGTTGTCTCTGCATAAACAGGAACGTTGATGCTTCTGTCTTGAACCCTATAAAGTGTGGCAGGAGTCATCATAAGACCTTTGTCAATGTCTGGGTTTATGCCCTCGTCAAAGTACCCATATCCGTCTGTTGCAATAAACTGGTCTGAATATGTGCTAGGTGTTACTGTAGGTGATGATATTGTGTTATTACTTGCGTCTAGTGCTGTGATTACTGGATTTACCCATACGGCATAGCTATCGTATTCTCCATCATACTGATTATTAATGTAATCTCTTATAAGCTCAGATATTTCAAACACAACGTAATTAGATGCGCTTATCTCTGCTTTCTCAATGGTGTATTTTAAATCGGCAGCGTCAGGCGTTACATCCTTTGTTCCCTCGTAAATATACAGTTTTAGTTCTGCTTTAGCTAAAGTTGAATCCGATACCTTTATATAAAACGGACTTCTTGTATTTATTATCTGTGCCATTTATTTTCCTTTAAAAACGTACGTGTTGCCACTTTTGGTGTAACCAACACTTGTTAGTATATCATCTAATTTATCTGTTATATCTTCTTTTAGCGGAGGTAGCATATCATTAACTATCTCTTCAAATGCTTTCTCTACAACTTCTCCTATGTACCTTGCTGGTGCGATACCCCTAAGGGATATTGCTTCGCCTATTTTATATGCCACAGAAGCTATATTGGATTCAGTTCTGGGCATCGCCTTTCCACTAAAATCTTTTAATGTTACTGGCTTTTGTCTAATCCAGCTCTTTATGGCATCTACATTGGGACTAAATGGTTTTGTTCCCTCATCAACTGCTTTTAGGTAGAAGTTTCCGTATAAGTTTATATCTAAGCCATTGTTCTCTACTTTAACATTAAGAGAATCGCCACCAGCTCCGCTAGATTCAACAGGTGCGTTTATTTTGCCAACTCTTTGTCTGGATGCCCTATATGATTCAAGGAAATACTGAATCAGTTTCGTCTCTGCGAATGATTTAACGTATGCTTCAGTATTTTTAAATCTTATTTCCATTAGCAAGCTGCGCCAGAAGCGTTAGAATTTACATTGTTGTTTGGTATTGATATTGATAAGTTTAATGCCCAGCCAGTCATCAGATTCTCAAATCTATCTTCAAACATTGTGGCAGTTGCATCTGTTTCCAAAATGTAGTTATCATTATTCAACCCACCTCTTCTTAACGAACTTTGTAATGAGTTTATAACAGATAACTGAGTATTTAACACATCATGCTTATTATCTAACCCTTGATATGGAACTGAGTTTTCATCAAACTTGTCTTGCTTGCTTTCGTCAACCAAGTCCATAGCTATAATCTGAATTGAGAATGTTATAGTGTGTTCTCCAAATACGGCATCTTGTATGTTTATGTGAGACAAAGGAAAAATACTTTGCTTCGCCAAATCAACATCCATAATGTTACCAAAGGTAACTGTATTAACAAAGCTATTTGAAATCAATGCTTCGTGTATCTTATCTATAAGGTCGTAAAACTCTTTCATCGTTTATATGCTTTTTTTATCATAGCAGCTTCTATTTCATTCTTTTCTTTTTCAAACGTTAGGAAGTTGAGGCATTGGAATACTGGAAGCTCGGTAACTCTGTTAAACTGGAGAACATCTCCTTTAGCGAGAGCGTATATTGATTGATACCATCCCCACTTACTGCTAAAATTTGCTTGAGCTGATAAGTCTGTTCCTCCGTCAGATTTTTCTGTATATAGTTCGGGATAGCTCTCAACAACTCCGTCCCTAAATCGTAAAAAAAAACCATAGCACTCATCGCTACGTCTAGTGGCATCTCTTTCATAAGTTCTGACACTTCATCACTAGGCTCATACGGTGCTACTGTATATTTATCTTTCTGTTTGAAATTTACAGGTCTATACAATGCTGCCATCGCTTTGTGCATTGTTTGCCAATCTGAAATATTATCTTCAACGTCTATATATGCCCCTAGAGAAATACTTTCTAGTTGAGGCTCAAATCCCATATCTACACCAAGCAAGTCAAACCTGCGTATTAGATTAGGTTTTTCTTCAAATGCCTCAGCGATAATACTTAATACTTTTTCTGCATCTTTAGCTGGTATAGACAGTACGTCTTTTAGTGAGACATTACAGAATATCTCAATCAGCTTCAGATTGATAAACTCGTTGGCATCTTCTTTATTATCATCCAACACTTTCATATAACGCTGGTATTGCCCTAGCGTCATATCGTTTAACGTAGTTGGAACTGATAACTCTATTTGAACTTGCTTCATATCTAAATAATAATTTATTTTTTAAGTGTACCTTTTAATTATGCACCTGCCTGTATGGCACATATATATAACATATATCTTAAAGTATTCTAACATGTATTGTATCTTAATATGTATTTTAAGACAGTTATGTTTCAGAATGAATAATAACATGTTGCACTCTATATAAACTATATAACATGTTTTATATAATAACATGAGTAACCAGTTATGATTCATAACCTACTTTTTCTAAATGTTTATCGTAATAGTGTAAGTAAATATCCCATAACTTTTCTGTTAACTCTTCTTTACTATACGTTTGAGGCGATTTAATGCGTTTTAAGCCACTTTCTATCACAATATGATACTGAGTGCCACTAACTACGGGATATGCTCTTAAATCGCTTCTAAATGCCCAAGAAATGGCTTTTAAGGCTTTTTTACTCTCCTGTAAATATCTAGGAACATGTTTTATCTTTCTTTTAGGCATCGTATTGAATTTAAAGCGAAGATACAAAATACCTATTAGATTCACAAGTAACCCTATTAGATTCAGTTGGCAGGTGGAAATGGAGATGTGTGTAGAGAGTGGAGATATAGGGTATGAGTGGTGGACGCTCGGCAGAGTTCAAATATAGCACAAAAAAAAGAGGCGCAACATGCGCCCCTAATTATTAAACAAAACAAACAAAACTAAATTGCTTCCAAATATAACTTAAATTTGTGTATAGCTTCGTTTTGTGAATAGCCGTAGTAAATTTGTTTTATATCGTCTGACTTGCATACTATTGAGCCGTTCTTGTTTTGTTCTATTGTGTATATATAGTCCTTAAAAAATGCTACTTTCATACCTATTTTATTTTAAATATTTATGTAAATTGTTATCAATAAGCCAATTATAAAACTTTTGCTGTTCTTCGTGGTTTATTTCTTTGCGTTGTTTTGCGTTACTTTCTTTAATTATTCTCAAATTATTTTCAAATATATTCCTATTCATTTTAATTATTTTAACGTTCGTACCAGTCTTTAGTTGCTCGTTTGCTTATATAAAAGTTGTCACCAGATAACCTATATTCTTTTAATAAATATAGCGCTTCTCTTCTTGTTTCAGCCTCGTCAATAGTTTCGATGCCGTACCCAATAGCTGGTGTATAGTTGTCGTTTTTGTAGTTAATATAGTACATGTTACTTATTTAAGTTTGTTAATAGATATTCTTTGCTTTTTATCTTTGCCCTAGTTTCTGCGATACCCTCATTTAAAAACATGTTTCTATATTTGCCTGTTGTTCGTGAATAGTCCCAATAATAGCTATCTAGCTGGGTGCGCCTGTTGTCGTTTGGCTGGAAAGCTATGATACTATTATAGCTTTGAAAATATACGCCCTTTGGCGTTCTTATTATAAATTGATTATTCGCTAATTGCTCTACTTCTGTTCTCATTTTGTTTTGTTTTATTGTGTTAAAATTATTCTAGTTAATATGTACAAAGGTATTAATATTAAAAGTACTTTTATTGTGTTCTTTGTTATTTTGTCTAGCGTTCTCATGTTCCTATAAATTACTAAAGATTTGTATTGATGCGCCTATAATAAAAATAGACGTTAAGATAGTTACTATAGTTACTAAAGTGTTGTTTGTATTTTTGTTTGTATTCATAATTAAAAGTATTTATTTGTTTTTGTTAGTACAAATATGCGAACAAATATCTAAACCAATGTTAAGCTAATGTTAAGAAATCGTTACCAAATTGTTAAGAGTAAACTTAACTTTTACTTAACTTTAAAACATGTACGTTTGCAAAATGGATAAAAATACCCTTTTTACAACTCCCTTTTTTGGCGTGGGATGCCCATGTACCAAAAATACAACAAACCCCCTATTGAATTGCTACCCCTATTGAATTGACAGGGTATTGAATTTACAAAAGGGGGTATTGAATTGCTTACATCTTATTTATCTTATGTTTCAGTTGTAAAAATATTTGTTCATCTTCTTTTTTCTTTTGCTTCATGGTTACTTCAATAATGCTGGGCAACCAATCGAACAATGCCTGTGGGCGTATTGTTACTGTATTGTGGTCATTCGATAAGCATACGCCATCTTCATTCGACCATAATGTAATTATCTCATCAATATATATTTCTTCGTTATTCATTTTCTACTAATTTATTATTTAACTCTATTATATCATATTCTATTTCGTAAATATCCTTGTTTACTTCGTTTAATTCTATTAAGTAATTGCATATCATGCCTAACAAAATAGCCTTGTCATCATCATTTTTGGCACGTTCGATTAAGTCATCAATGCCATTATAAAACGACATAAAACCGTCATAAGACCTTAATTGTGGGTCTGCCCATTCTTTAAACTCATCATCAACAATAAACAACATTAAGTCGTTTATATCGGCATTATTCACTTTTGCAATTATTCTGTCTGTTCTGAAATTATAGTACTTTGGACTATCTATACCAACAAAGTCTAAACTCAGGTCGCAATAATGGTTAAAATAATTTAGCCAATTTTCAGCATAACTCTTGAATGTAGCATTCCAATCTACATTATCATAATTAATTATTTCATCTTCATAAATTATTGAGTCATTAAATTGCTCAATTCTCCAATCAATATATTCTTCGTGGTAGCCATAAAAACCACCGAACTCAATTTGCATTTCCATTTGTATTTATTTTTATGTTCGATGCAAACATACGAAGCCTAATGTTACCCAATGTTAAGCCAATGTTAAGTATTTGTAAAATATTTACTATATTTGCAATATGCAATTCAAAGGTATATATAAATTCAATTCAAACCCAAACGGGGACATAGAATTGGTGCAACAGGATAAGGGGGAATTAGATTCACAAAGGGGTATTAAATTCACAGAAGAGGACACCCCTATTGAATTGCAAAGCAATCAACGTGTTGAATTCACAAGGAAACAAACTCCAATCTTTACAGGGGTATTGAATTACTTTCCCGATGCGATAAGAGAAGTTGCACGTTGCTCTTACGCAGGGCAACAACAACACAATCCCGATAAACCTCTGGCGTGGGATAGAAGCAAGTCAGGAGACGAATTAGATGCTCTCTCTCGGCATTTACTTGAGGCAGGTACTATTGATACCGATGGCATCAGACACTCCGCTAAAGTAGCTTGGAGGGCGTTAGCTAATCTACAAAAGGAAATAGAAAAAGACAAAAAATGAAGATAACAAACGAAGATAATATGAAACTGATGGCAAGGTATGAAGATAATTACTTTGACCTTGCTATTGTAGACCCACCTTATGGGATAGGGTTGGATGGCGATATAAGTATTAGAAAACCTGATAGACCAAGCACTTGGAATAAGAAAGATAAATACACCCGTAAGGATTGGGATAAAGAAACACCAAGCGGTGAATAT